AAAAATGTTGATATCACTAAGAGAGTGGAAGAACTCCGCTCCAAAATGGAATCCAAGATGACCTACAAGCGAGAGACTTACCTTGAAACGCTCCGCGACCGCTTCATGGAAATGCCACCCGAATCGGCAACCTGCGCGAAGTACGGGGAGATGCTGGCGAAGGCGATGGGATGGAATGAGCCAGAGAAGCTCGATATCGTCGGCGCGTTGGAAATCAACCTCACCATCGGTGGCCAAAATTAACATCGCCATCGTCCCGCGACCGCAACTCGCGAGCTACCTGCACCGCACGCAACGCTGGGCCGTGATGGTGCTTCATCGCCGCGCTGGCAAGTCGTTTGTTTGCATTCAAGACCTCATCGTCAAGGCGCTCCAGCATAAGCGCAGCGGGCCACCGCTCCGGTATGCCTATGTGGCTCCGACCCGCGAGCAGGCCAAGGACATCGCTTGGAAATACCTTGTGCAGTTCACCTCGCAGATACCCGGCGTGGTGGTGAACAAGGCCGATCTCGCGATCACCTTCCACAACCAAGCTACGATCCGACTCTACTCTGGCGAAGCTTTCGAGCGCATGCGCGGAATTTATTTGGATGGCGTGGTTATGGACGAAGCCGCCGACCTTGACCCAGCGGCATGGGATTCTGTCATTCGACCCACGCTCACCGACTACAATGGCTGGGCGACATGGGTCGGCACGCCGAAGGGCAGGAATCTCTTCTGGAAGCAGTGGAACAGGGCGTGCGCGGACAGCGAGTGGTTCTCGCTCATGCAACGAGCCAGCGAGTCGGGGATCATTCCTGCCGCTGAACTCGATGACATTAAAAAAGGCACGACCGAGAATGCCTACCAGCAAGAATACGAGTGCAGTTTCAATGTGGGACGTCCGGGTGCGATCTATGTGAGGTCACTCGAAAAGGCCCGCGCTGAGAAGCGGGTGACCAACGACATCCTGTGGTTCAAGGAACTGCCGGTTTACACAAGCTGGGATGTGGGTGCGCCACTCAACCAGAAGGTGTGGATTTGGCAGATGGTCGGTGACCGCATCAATTACATCGAGGCGCTCTCTGGGTCCGATGAGTGCGCTACGCCCGCAGACTGGGCAGCACGACTCAAGGACAAGCAGTATGGCTACGGAGGGCACTTCATACCGCATGACGCCGCAGCGGAGGTCGGTGGACTCTGGCAGGAGGCGCTGGGTCGCAGCGGGCTAACAGGCGTTTGCCCTGTACCGCGACAGAACAGCGTGTGGGATGGCATCAACTTAGCCAACGATGCGTTCCCTCGCATCTCGATCAATGAGGCCGGATGCGCCGAGGGACTAGAGGCGCTCGATGCCTACCACGCCAAGGAGGAACGCGATGGCGTGACCATCAAGGATGTGCCGGTGCATGACTGGTCATCGCACTACTCCGATGCGTTCAGCCTCTCTCACCAAGCGATCAAGCGCGGGATGGTGATCGACCGCAGCGCGATCCCACGGAAGGCCGAGCGAGGTGAGGCGACTAGAGTGGTGGCAGGATTCCGAGGGGGTGGATTCGGAAAGGTCCGGCGGTGAATCCCCTCTAATTTGTAACTTATCTGAGGGGATACAATGAATCGCCAAATCGAACTCCAAATCCTCGACCTCTACCGGCGCTACCCGCAGACGCGATCATTCGCCGAGGAGGTTGAACTCACCGCATGGAATGGGGTCGTCATCAACACAGAGGACTTCTTCATGCTCGCCCGCCCGGTGGACATTCACGACCCGCAGGAACGGTGGCGCGATGCCGCCTACACATACCACAGGTTGTGTCAGAACTGCTGGCTCATCACAATATATTGTGGTATCAGTCAAAATAATCCTTGCCATTTCGCCCCTTACCCCCTTCCTTTAGTCGCATGGAGTCGTCGAAATCGACCGCTCCGAATCTACGAAACCAGCAAAATCCAACCACGATGCGACTCACTGACCACACTCTCAACCCCATCCTCTCGCCAGTCCTAGCTTGGTTCGGAGGAGGATCAAAGGGACCGAGTAAAGCAGACAAAGCCGCCGCCGCCGCTGCACAAAAGAAAGCAGAGCAAGATTCTATTGACCAAAAGGCTAATTGGCAAAAACAGTATGATTTGCAGGCCGCATCTATGGAACAGCAACGTGTAGCAGCCGAGAATCAACGAGTCAGTTACGAAAAATCGCAACAAGAATTCCAAGCACAACAAGCCTCTCAAGCTGCCGCACTAGCTCAGTCACAACAAGAAGCCCAAGCAAGGTACGAGGGTCAACAAAAACAAGCCGCAGAACAAGCCGCAGCCATGAAAGCGCAACAAGAGACTCAAGCTGCCGAATTGGAAAAGAAGAGGGAGGAACAAATTGCGGCACAAAATGCCGCTCAAGCTAAACAATCCGAAGAAATGAAGGCAACCCAAGCCTCTCAAGCTGCCGCACAAGCCTCTCAAGCTGCCGCCTTAGAAAAACAAAGGCAGGAACAGATTGCCGCTCAAAATAAACAACTCGAAGAAACGAAAGCCTATCAAGAGGCGAACCGCCCCTCTCCGGGAGCACAGGTAGACGTTGATGGAACGAATCAAACGCCAACTAATATGAGAAAGAAAGGCATGCGTAAAAGCATTCTTGCCGGGGAGAGCAATCAGATGGGTGGTTATGATCCCAGCAGGCAGTCCACTCTCGGCTAGTTTTGACTGATACCAAATGAACGGCAACAACCCCGAACTCGCAGACAAGGTCATTCAGCGGCATGCTGAGTTGGTCCATCAGCGTGCGACTTGGGAATCGCTCTGGGAGGACATCGCGCGATATGTGATGCCGCGCAAAGCTTCGATGTTCACTCAGACGACATCGCCATCCACGGATGATGAGTCGCAGTTATTTGATGCGACTGCGGTGAGGGCGAACATGATCTTGGCCAATGGTCAACTCTCATGGATGACCCCGCTCGAAAGCCGGTGGTTCAGCCTAGAACCTCCAAAGTCGATGGAGTCCGAAGACGAGGTTGAGCAATGGTTCAAGCGGTGTACCGAGGTCATGCAAGCCGAGCTTTCGAGATCGAACTTCTACACTGAGATTCACGAATTGTATTTGGACAGAGGATGCTTCGGAACCGCTGCCATCTTGGTCGAAGGCGGCAAGAACAACTCACTCAATTTTACCAAGCTCGACATGGGTAGCTTCGCGATCAGCGAGGACGATGAAGGGTATGTCGATACACTCTCCCGCGAGTACGAGATCACGGCTCGGCAAGCCGCGCTCAAGTTCGGCGTGGAGAACCTCACTGAGGCGATGCGGAAGGATTTGGAGCGCCCCAACTCCAACAAGAAATTCACCTGCATCCACCTCATATCTCCTCGCGGACCCGGCGAGATTGAGGATGGCAAGCGGGATGCGGAAAACAAACCCTATGGCAGCGTCTATGTCGAGAAGGCGACCAAGCACGTCTTCCTCAAATCGGGCTTTGATGAGCAACCTTTCTTCGTCACCCGCTATTTGAAATGGAAGAACAGCGAGTGCTATGGCTACTCCCCTTCATGGACGGCGCTTCCCGAATGCAAGCAACTCAATTTTTTGGAGAAGCAACTCGATAGCTTGGCAGAGATTCACGCCTTCCCGCGCATCCTCATCCCTGCTGGGTTCGATGGCGACATCGACCTGCGTGCGGGAGGCGTGACGTATTTCGACGCCAACAACCCGCAGGCCACCCCGAAGGAGTGGGGAACAGGCGGGCGCTACGACATCGGCGTCGAGCGGGCTGAGAGCAAGCGCAAGGCCATCAACGAAGCGTTCCATGTGGACCTCTTCCAGATGTTCGCGCAACTACAGAAGCAGATGACCGCTCGCGAAGTCGCCGAGCGTGCGAGCGAAAAGCTCATCCAATTTTCCCCGACCTTTGCTCGTCTCACAACCGAGCTATTCAATCCCATGCTGCGCCGGATATTCGCGATCCTTGCCCGCGCTGGCAAGTTCCCGCCGCCACCAGAGGCTTTCCAGCAGACCGGCATGGTTCCCGATCCAGAGGTCAACTACAACAGCCGCATCGCACTTGCGATCAAGTCGCTTGAGAACGCCGCCTTCATCCGCACCAGCGAGATGCTCCTGCCATTTGCAAATTTGCGCCCGGAGATGCTGGACAACTTTGACTTTGACGAGATCACCCGTGACATGGCCCGCAATGATGGCCTGCCAGCCCGCTGGCTCATGGACGAGGAAATGGTCGCACAAACCCGCGCCCAACGAGCGCAGGCCGCACAAGCTCAAGCGCAGGCCGAGCAGATGGAACGTCAAGCCGCAGCCATCGGCAAGGTCGGTGGCATCAAGCAAGACTCGGCCATCGCTCAAATGATCCCCGGTATGGCATGATGGCCCCCGAAGACAAAGCCAGCGCCCTCAAGCGCGAGCGTGAGCGCCAGCGCCTCACCAACGCCTACCACCGCGTATTCAATACAAAGGATGGCGCACTCGTTATCGCTGACATCAAGCACCAGTTCGCGACCGACTCGCAGGTCTTCCTCCCCGGCTACGATTTCAACCCTGTTGTCGCCGCACTCCGCGATGGTCAGCGGGGCGTTCTCATCCACATCGAGACCATGCTTCGCCGCCCCGTCATCGGTGATGGCGATATCGAAACTCCCAAACGCAAAGTCATCAAAAAATGAGCAAGAAACAAGACATCCCACCACGCCCCGATATGGACCCGATGCTTGGAGACAAGACCATCGCGCTAGTCGAATGGCTTCGCGACTACGCCCCAGAGGAATTCAAAACGACCTACGCCGGGCGTGAGACCCATCTCGGTTACCACCCCGAAGAGTAGTGGTGTTTTGACTGATACCTAATTTATGGAAGACACCACCGACGACACCTCCTCCGAGCAGAGTTTGCTCGACACAGGAGCCGACACCAACGCCGAAGCGCCTAGCGCAACGGAGACACCAACCGCAACCCAAGGCTACGTCAACCCGGACGGCACATTTGCCGATGGGTGGGCGAATAACCTCCCGGAGGATTCCGCCGCCTACAAGGACACTCTCAGCAAATACAAGAGCGTTCCCGATATGGCCAAGGCGCTCGCGAATGCGAATGCGCTGATCGGAAAAAAACTCGGTGTGCCGAATGAGAAATCCTCACCCGAAGAGGTCGCGGCATTTCGTCGTTCGCTCGGAGTTCCCGATACCATTGACGAGTACAAGTTCGCTCCCGATGCGCTCCCAGAGGGCATGACATGGGATGACAACAACGTCAAAAACTACGCAGAGATCGCGCACAAGCACAACATCCCGCCCTCGGCGATGAAGGCGCTAGTGACCGAGCACGCGAAGATGGAGCACTTCAAAATGCAGGGCATGCAGGCGGAGATTGAGAAGCAGCATGTCCAGTCGGTCAACACCCTCAAGAAAGAATGGGGAGGGGAGTTTGACAAGAACATCGGACTCGCCAAGCAGGCGGCCAAGCTCGCGGGCGTGAATGCGAACTCACAGGGATTCGCAGACCCCGAAGTCGTGCGTGGCTTCGTTCGCATGGCTCAAATGATGAGCGAGGACAAGGTCGGACGCTCGATGAGTGGCTCAGAGTTCATGACCGGCCAAGCTCGCGCCAAGGACATCATGACCAACTCCGACAACTCTTGGCACAAGCGTTACATGGAGGGCGACCGCGAGGCCGCGACTCTGGTGACCGGCCTGCTCAAGCAGGGATGACAATTTCGCGGGGTGGAGAAAAGGTATCTTGCAAGGCCCATACCCTTGAGTTCCGGGTTCGACTCCCGGCCCCGCAACATTTCTGAAAATATGTTTTGACTGATACTCAATCGGGCTGAAACGTAAATCCGTCAGAGCAGACACCTCCTTGTTGAGCCTGCTCCCTAATTACCCGCCGCCGCTGACCCCATACGGGACACTCGGAAGCGAAGGGAGCAGAACATCCATCAGTTTCGACTGATACCAACCCAACTCAACAAAAGGAATAAAATGGCCGACTTAAACGGCGTTCTCACGAACGTACCAAATCACTTCACAACCCAGTTCGACAGTAACTGGAAACACCTCGTTCAGCAGAAGAACAGCAAGCTGAAAGAATACGTCACCATCGATTCAATCGAAGGTAAGGAGAAATCCTACAATCAAATCGACGCAACCAGCATGACGCAAATTACGGATCGTTCTAAGGACACCCGTATCTCCGATCAAGCAATGGCCAAGCGTTGGATTCGCCCCACACAATACGACTGCGCCAAGCTCGTAGACGAGTGGGATGAGCAACTCCTCGGTGAGGTTGTCCTTCCGACATCCCCGATCATTCAATCGCACGCTCAAGCATACGCTCGTACCTGCGACTCGATCATCATCGGCGCTCTCGGCGGAACTGCCTACACAGGCACGACCGGCACAACGCCGACCGTATTGCCAGCAGGCCAGAAGGTCGGCGTTCAATTCGTGGAATCCGGAGCCGGGGGTGTAAACCTTGGACTCACTATCGCCAAGCTCCGTGCCGCGAAGTTCCTCTTTGATTCTAACGAAGTGGACGAGGAAGAGGAGCGCATCATGGTGGTTTCGGCCAAACAACTTCAAGACCTGCTCCGCACGATTGAAGTCACAAGCCAAGACTACAACAGCGTTCGCGCTTTGGTGGACGGGGCTTTGAATACCTTCATGGGATTCAAATTCCGCCGCAGCCAACTCCTGCCAAAAACAACCACCGTTCGTTCCTGCTACGCCTACGTCAAGTCGGGCGTGATCTTGGCCGAGCGTGGACTGAAGACTCACATGGACGTCCGCACGGACCTCTCGCACTCCCTTCAAATCCGCTCCGTGGCCAGCCTCGCCGCTGTCCGCATGGAAGAGAAGAAGGTCGTCGAGATCGCTTGCGACGAAGCTTAAAAAAAGCACCCCGCTGGCAGACCGGGACAATGTCTGCCACCCACTTTTTAACTCTCTGTACCTGCCTCAATGACGGACGTTCAAATCTGCAACTTGGCCCTCGCTCGACTTGGTGATGCTCGTATCACCACGCTCGCTGATGCGACCGCACAGGCGCAGTATTGCACGCTCTTCTACACGCAGACGGTCGCTGAACTCCAAGCCGAATTCGATTGGCAGTTCTGCCGCAAGCTAGTCAACCTCACCAGCAGCACGACCCCGCTCGGAGGTTACACTTTCCAGTACGCTCTCCCCAGCGACTACATCCGATCCATCCGCCTCGCCAACATCGACGAGAGCGAGAATTTCGGACAATGGGAAATCCTCGGTTCTTCCCTCCAAACCAATTTCGCCTCTCCCGTCACGTTGGATTACATCGCCAACATCGCGGATACCACCAAGTTCCCTGCGATCTTCACTGAGCTTCTTGGCGTTAAGCTCGCAGGCGTCCTTGCCATGCCACTCACTGGCAGCAAAGACCTCTTCAAGCAATGCATCGAGCTATATGGAGCGATGCTTCAAAAGCCTGCCTTCCTCCACGCGACCAAAATGACGGCATCGGCGCGGATCGCTTCGGCCATGAGTGCCTCTGAAATCTGCCGACAAGCAATCATGCGTCTCGGAACCACAGACATTTTAACACAGACAGGCGGTCACCCGATTCTTTTTGCCACTTCTTTTTACGATCATTGCCTAGAAGAACTTCTTTCGGAAATCCCGTGGGCTTTTGCTAAGAAACAAGCCTCCATTGCAGCCAATGCGACCGCTCCGACCCAAGGCTACACAAGACGATACGCCATCCCAGCGGACTACATTCAACTTCTGCGAGTCAACAATATCGATGCCTCCGACAACTTTGCTTTGTGGGAAATTGTGGGGGGGTTCATCCATACCGATCTCGCTTCTCCCATCATCATCGACTACACGGGCAATGTTTCCGATGTGTCGCTTTTCCCGGCTCCTTTCAGTGAGGCGCTCATCACTCGCCTCGCGGCCAAGATTGCTCTCCCTCTCACCGCCAAGGGCGATTTGGCTTCCGCCCTTGCCCAAGCTGCCTCTGAGACACTGACTCGGCCAAGCATTCAAATCCTTGCTGATAAATCCGCAAAGCCTCGCACCGGCACTGCTGCTAATACGATTTCCGAAATCTGCCGCCAAGCTCTACTTCGGGTCGGTAATATCGAAACCCTCAAAGCATTTGGGGAACCCATGGCCATTGCCACAAGCCTCTTAGATCAGACTCGCAACGAAGTGCTTTCCGACTTCGATTGGCAGTTCGCTCGATTTCAGTCTTCTCTTACGGCAGATGCCACTCCTCCAGCCTTCGGGTACACAACCCGCTACGCTTTACCCGTTGGCACTCTCAAGGTGCTTCGCGTCAATGGCGTGGACGAGGATGAAAACTTTGGAAACTGGGAACTCGTAGCGGGATACATCCACACCAATTTCCCAACTCCCATCAAGGTGGAGACAACGCAGATTGTCACAGACGCCAGCAAGTATCCGCCAGTCTTTGCCAACATGCTCACGGTCACTCTGGCCATTAAACTTTCGCAAATCATCGAATGAAATCCGAGGAACTATTCAAAGAACTCGCTTTCCTCGCAGGCAAGCCCTCTCTCAAGAATGCGGTCGAGGCCCGCGCCTCCTCGCGTCCATCCAGCGCACTCACCGAGGACGAACTCTGTCGCCAAGCGATTCTGCGGGTCGGCACTGCCGAGCAGTTCGGTCCCTCCTCGCAGGCGATGCTTCTCGCGAAATCCCTCTACCCACAGGTGCGCGATGCCCTGCTCCTAGCCGGATCGTGGACTTGGGCCATGAAGAGCGGGACCGTCATCGAGACTCTCCCTCGCCCGGAATATAAATGGTCCTACCGCTACGCCGTCCCATCTGACTGCCTGCGCGTCTTCCGGGTCAACGACTACGACTACTCTACTGGCGATTCCTCATGGGAGGTGGCTGGCAATTTCGTTCTGAGCAACGTGGATTCCGGCACGCCCGCTTGGGTCGTGGACCGATCCTACGAGGTCGGCAATGCCGTTTCCAATAACGGTGTCGTCTACCGCTGCCTCGTTGCAGGCACGACAAAACAACCTGGCTCAACTGCGGGATGGACGAGCGACTGGGATATCTGGCTCGGCAAGGCGATCACGCTGGAGTACGTCCGCAAGGTCACTGATGTCACCCTCTTTGACTCGATGTTCATTGATTTGCTCACGGCCAATCTCGCATCGAAGCTTGCCATTCCACTAACCGGAGATGCCGCCAAGGCGCTCCTGCTTGCCAAAGACAGCGATTCCCTTGCCAAAAGCCCTGCCATGCGCCGGGACAGCACTGAGCGCAAGGGCAGAATCAAACCCGCTTGGATGAGCAGCAAGCTTGTCTCCTCCCGCAACGGAGGCGAGGGCATTGATGCCGCACAGTCTTCTGGTGGTGGTCCTGCCGGTGGCGTGAGCTACCCCTCGCTCCATGTGACTCTCGGCAGTGTTCGCACCGTGACCGGCGCAGAACTCCCTTTTGTCACCAACACGGGCGCAAACGACACCGCCGTATTCAACTTCGGTCTCCCGCAGGCAGGCGTCATCGACTCTTCCAAAAACACCCTCTATGGCAACGGGGTCGCCAAGATTTTCACCATCACCGGCCTCAAGTCGAGCGACCCAAACCACGTTATCGTCTCCATCAACGGCGTGGTGCAGGAACCCACCATCGACTATCTGGTGAACCAAGGTGCAGGGACGATCACGTTTTCCACGGCCATCCCCAATGGAGCCAAGGTCGTAGTCGTCGTGCTGGGTCTCTATTCCGCCTCGCAGCGTGTTCCCGACCTCTACGTCCACTCGTTCGCTACCAACACCGCTGCAACATTCAACTACTACGGCATGCTGCTCAACTCCGATGTCCCTTCAACGGGATCACCCGCCGCAGTCGCCAAGTGGACGATCACCCGCTCGGCAGTGTCTAGCGCAGGATCGATCACCTCCAGCGCCACCGCGACCAACGTGGCTTGGAATAACCGGGAGACCGCTACCTACGCATGACAACGATCACCGATGCCAACCTAGCGCAGACCCTCGATCTCAGCAAGATCGACGTCATCCTGCCCGAAATCGCCCAAAGCATCGTGGAATACCCGACCCAAGACGATTTTCCTCAAACCGGTCGCTCGGCCCGCCTCTACATCGACCTCTCCACGGGATCAACTTTTCGCTGGCAGGAAACCACCTATGTCCTCCTCAACGCCACGATTGATTGTGGCGACTTCTAATCTCCCCTAAAACAACAACACAAACCCAACAAATCCAACATAATAAATCAAATGGCGAACCCAATCATCAAAATTAAAAGAGGCAGTGGTCAGCCTCAATCCTTGCAACTCTCTGAGTTGGCTTATGATACACTGAACAAGTCACTTTTCATCGGAACGGCAGAAGGCGTTCTGGCGATTGGTGGCGAAAACGTCTTTGCGAAAAAGACTTTCGTAGATTCCGCAGTCGCAGCAGAAGCCTCGCTTCGCTCCGCAGCGGATTCGACCCTCACCTCCTCGCTGAATTCGGAAATTTCACGGGCACAAAGTGCTGAAGGTGATCTAGCTGACGATATCGCAGCCGAGACCTCATCGAGATCAGCCGCGATCACCTCGGTGACCTCCTCGCTGAATTCGGAAATCACCCGCGCCCAAGCCGCTGAAGGCACTCTCACCTCGGCAGTCAGTGCAGAAGCTTCGCGTGCGACAGCAGCAGAAGTCGCTCTCGGAACTCGCATCGACAACGTCCTCTCCAACGTGGACGGCGCAGCCCTCGACTCCCTCACCGAAGTCGTGACTGCCTTCCAAGCCGCAGATGGAACTCTCAACGGAGCCATCACTAGCCTCGCCGCCAGCGCAGCCAGCGCCCTCGCATCGGAAGTGACCCGTGCCACAGGTGCGGAATCGACCATCACGACTGCCGCAACGGCACTCGCTGGTAGAGTGACGACCGCAGAGAGCGACATCGCTACTCTCGAAACCGACCTCGCCGCAGAGGTGAGCGCCCGCACCAGTGCTGTTTCCTCAGAGGCTTCCGCAAGGACTTCTGCCGATTCCGCTCTTGGAGTTCGTATCGACAACGTGGTGACCGCTGCAACTGCCCTCACATCACGGGTGACCGCCGCAGAGGCAGACATCCTTTCAGAGGTTTCCGCACGCACTTCGGCAGTTTCTGCCGTTTCTGCTCGCGTGAGCGCCCTTGAAAGCACCATCGACGGAGGCACTTACTAGTCCTTCCACCGCCTCCGGGGTTCGATCCCCCGGAGGCAACCCCATTCCATAATGGCCACCATCATTCCCAAAAAATCCACGGTAGCAGGCAAAGTCCCGACATCTAATGATTTAGGTCTCGGAGAGATTTGCTTGAATCACGCCGACCATCTCCTGTATTCCCGCCATCCGGGGACGGGAGCGGTCTACGCCATCGGAGGAGCAAGCGCCGCCGTCGAACGCTTCTGGGCCTTCGCCCTCATCGGAAATGCCATCTATCTGGGTAGCATTTCGACATCCGACTTTCCTTCCACGGGCAGCGTCTATGACGTTGCCACTTGGGACATCAACAAGACAACCACCAATGACAATGGAGACGTGGTCTCCGAATCCAGCGCCATCGGCGCTTGGAGCAACAAAACTAACTTAACCTACGCTTAAATCTATATGAACGCATCCACTCCCATCACCATCGACGGCAAATCCTACGACCGCTACTCTCTCAACCTCGCCATCACGGGCCGGTATCTGCCAGACGGCTCAAGTGACGCAAATGTCGCCATGCGCCTCGTCCCGACTCGCGTTGAAAACGGTGAGGTCATCACCGCAGACGAAGCTGCCCTCGGCATTGCGCTCGGCACTCTGGCAGGCTCCGATCTCGCCACCCAACAAGCTATCGCCGCGATTCAAGCCGCCCTCCAAACCTACCTCCAAGCGAAAGGACTCTAAGCCATGGCCCTCATCACCTCTGCCCAAAGCGGCAACTTTAACGCCACCTCCACATGGACCGGCGGCGTCATTCCCGGAGTCGGCGACACGGCCCGCGCCGCAACCGGCCACACGATCACGATCACTGCGAATGTAACTTGCGATGCACTCACAAACACAGCAACAGGCAACGGAAGATTTGTGATAAATGATGGCGTCACCTTGGGAGCAAATATATCGCCAGTTGTAATTTCAACAAACTCACAAAATTTCGTTGAGTTTAATAGTGCATCGCCAGCACAATGCTATGTCGTCGGAGATGTTATTGGCTTCCCTCAAAATAGCGCTTTTCATTCCATCGCCAACAACTCCAGTGGCACTTTGAATGTCACAGGCAATGTCACTGGATCATCAGTGTCATCCGGCGTCAACTCCGCCATCGCAAACCTTTCTGGCGGCATAGTCAATGTCACAGGAAATGTCACTGGAACCGTATCTTGCGCCATACGCAACCTCACTGCGGGAACCATTATTGTGACTGGCAATATGCAAGGCGGTCCAAGCGGGAATGGTTTCGCAATATTAAATGCGTCGAGTGGCATGATTCAAGTCTTAGGGAATTTTATTGCTAGTGCTGCGTTCCCTGCGATTACTTCCGCAAATGCCACCGTTCGCGCAAGCGGGTCATTTATTTACGCCGCTAATGGGCGAACGCCTGTGAGCGCCCCTTCCATTCTGCTCTGGAGCACCCCGTCAAACTCGATGACGCGCTACGCACTCGACGGCCTCGGCGCCTTTGTGGACATGTTTACCGCCGACAACTCACTCGGCCAAGCCAACCCGAGCGATGTCCGAACCGGCGTGAGCTACGCCAGTGGCAGTCTTACCGGCAAGCTGACCGTCCCCGTGCGTGGCACGATCAGCTACGGCGTCACCTACGGCCCTGCCATGCCATTTAGCGCCACCCGCAGCGGCACGACCGCCACGGCCACGCTGGCCTACAGCTACCCCTACCAAGTCGGCGACACCTTCACGGTCACCGGAGCGTTTTACTCCGACTGGAATGGAGATTACACGGTGGCGTCTGTCGTTTCCGGCACCTCGATCACCTTTAGTGTGCCTAACACCCTTCCAGCCTCGACCGGCTCGGGAGCCGTCCTTCAGACCAAAGGCACCGCCGTCTTAGACGGAGCCAGCGTTGCCTCTGCCGTCTGGAGCGCCGCTGCCCGCACCATCACGGGCGGATTGGTCGATACTGCGACAACGCTCACCAACGCGCCAACGGTACCGACCGCCAGCGCCATCGCCATCCAGGTCCGCACCGAGCTTTCGGTTGAGCTTGGCCGAGTGGATCAAAACATCTCATCCAGACTCGCCGCCGCTGATTACACAGCACCAAGCGCAGCGCCGACCGTCACGGCAATCCGGCAGGAGATGGACAGCAACTCCACCAAACTTGCGAATTTGGATACGACCGTATCGAGCCGCCTAGCGTCTTCGGTCAGCACCAACATCACTGCGATCAAGGCTAAGACGGACTTATTGAATACGGACAGGCTGGGACAAGTCGCCACGACGAGCATCGTGGGGAATCTCATCGCTCAATCCAACTCATGAGCTTAGAGAACTTCAAGACCGCAGCCACCGGCCTCATCGGCAGCACGACCTCCATCGGCGCGGCGGCGTACTCCCTGCTTCCTCACTTGGAAGCGGGGATGCGCCTCGCCTCGGTGTCGGTCGGCCTCGCGGTCGGCATCGCAACTCTCATTAAAGTCGTTCGCGACCTCCGAAAATAACATGCCGAAATTCGATTTTTATCCCAGCTTCAACGCCGGTGAAGTCTCCCCCATGGTGGACGCCCGGACGTCCTTGGATAAATATCGCTCGGCCTGCCGCACGTTGGAGAACTTCCAAATCCTGCCCTACGGCGGCGTGATCCGCCGTCCGGGGACTCAGTATGTCGGAACAACCAAAGCCTCGTCCACGCAAACCCGATTGATCGGGTTCAACTTCTCCACCACGACCCGCTTCGTGATCGAGCTTGGCGTAGGCTACCTCCGTGTGTGGAATCCCGCCACAGGGGCGCTGCAAGCCATTTCTAGCGGCGGCACGGAACTCGTCACTCCGTATGCGGGAGCCGATCTGCGCGAAATCCAATACTGCCAGATCAACGACATCTTGTACTTCGCGCACGCGAACTACCCTCCGCACAAACTCTCGCGGTTGTCGGATACCAACTGGACGTTTGAGAAGGTCCAATTTGCCTACCCGCCTCTGCTCGATAGCTCGGAAAATCAGACGAAGTTGTATTTGAATATCGCATCCGCAAACTATGCTAGTGGGTCTTTTTATTTAAAAGACCAACTGAATGTCCCACCTTTTTGGGCTGCTTCAGTCGTTTATGCTGTAGGGGATTGGGTATACACAAGCTCTCCCCGAACTTACAAATGCAAAGTTGCCCATACCTCTGGGGTGACTTTTGACGCCACGAAATGGGACGACATTTCATCAACCATTACTTTTCGCGCACTAAAAGATTTTACCGCGACCACATTTAAAGCCGATGTTGCAGCAGGCAATATCTCGTCACTCCCATTGGTCTCAAACGAAATGGGCGTGTTTATACAAAACATCCCATCCGCTGGGTATGTGGGATCGCAGATCGAACTCAAATGGCAGAATTCCAATCTCTACAAGCAGATCGAAATCGTCGGTAATTTTGAAAGCGAAACGCTCCTTGTTGACGGGGCATGGGATTTTGAAACTTCTGGCACATGGGGAGCAATGATCCAAATCCTGCGCGTGCCAGCCGAGATCATGCAGGCAGGAGTCATAGCTGGCCTTGGCCTCCCTGTTGGTGGAAAGGCCATCGAGGTCTACCAACCTAGTCATGGATGGTCAGATGGCGACATCATTTCGGTAACAGGAGCCTATCCCGCACCGAATGCCACGATCTACTCCGTGACGACGAATACCTATCGCTACAATGTCGTGACCGCTCCCGCTCTCACTGGCTACCGCGATGTCTTCCCGGAGAACTTGAGTCAAATGGAAATCGTCCGCGAATACATCGTGGACAACGACAAAAATATCATCACAAGTGGAACGGAAGATAGTCTCTGTGGACTCAAGATTATCATCCGCAACGCGCAAAAGATCGCCTACAACTGGGCCGCAAGTACGGTCTATGTGGTCGGCGACTTTGTCTACTCTGGCGGCAAGACCTACTACTGCGTGCTGGCGCACACTTCGACAGCATCGTTCGATGCCTCTAGATGGACCACGCAACAGGTTCCCAACGCCCGCATCGATAGCTCTACGCCGATCATCGGCGGGGTCGCGACCATCACAGGAACTAACACAATAAATGTGGACAAGTGGCTTGGCCGTCTCGCCGCCACCGGCGCAAAAACGAAATACTGGCAATACGGGGCATTCAACGCGACCAGTGGATACCCTCGCTCGGTGTGTCTGCATGAGCAGAGACTCTGCTTCGGTGGGACCAAGGCGCAACCCAATACGATTTGGTGCAGTGCCATTGGAGACTTTGAAAACTTTGAACTCGGAGTCAATGCCAGCGATGCGGTCCAGTTCACCCTCGCGGCTTCGGAAGGCAACCGCATCAACTGGATGTTCTCGCAGAGTGAAATGCTCGTCGGAACATCCGGCGATGAGTGGACGATTGGCGCAGCGGATTCTGCCTCGGCGCTCTCAGCCACCAACGTCAAGACGCGCAGGCAGGCCAGCTACGGGAGCAAATATATGCGGGCCGCGATGGTCAACGATGTCCTCCTCTTCGTGCAACGCAACGGACGCAAGGTGCGCGAACTCGTCTACGAACTCAACAAAGACGGGTGGGTCGCTCCCGATCTGACTCTGCTTGCCGAACACATCACGGTCGGCGAAATCGTCGAGGTCGCCTACCAGCAGCAACCAGACGCCATTCTCTGGTGCGTGCGCGGCGATGGCACGCTCATTGGCATGACCTACGAGCGCGACCAAAAAGTCGTCGGCTGGCATCGCCACACCATCGCCGACAATGCCGATGTCGAGTCGGTCGCTACGATCTATGGGAATGGCACAGAGGACGAGGTCTGGATGGTCGTCAAGCGCACCGTCTCCGGGCAGACCTACCGCACCATCGAGCGGTTCCCGCTCCTGTGGCGCACCGCTTTCGACAACCAGACGAGCGCCTCATGGCGCTACCTTGATGGGCATGTGGCTTTTGCTTCCGGCGCGGCCAACCGCAGCGTAGCAGGTCTCTCGCACCTCAATGGCAAGCAGGTCACCATTGTGCAAAATGGAGTCCTCACCGGCACTGCGGTCGTGTCTGGAGGAGCGGTCACCGTTCCCGCTACCACCGCCGGATATGTTGGACTGCCCTACATTTCGACCCTCACGCCGATGAAGCTCGACATGGACCTAGAAGACGGGTCATCGCAAGGCCGCAAGAAACGCATCCACAAGGTCGTCGTGCGAACTCAAAAGAGCAAAGGCGGCGAAGTGCGCGTGAATGCCGGGCAGTGGTACGACCTCGCCGCGACCCTCACTACGGGCGATCAAAAAATCTTGACCGCAGGCACGTTTGGATTCGACGCCGATGTATCCGTCCAGCAAAGTGACCCATACCCAATGTGTGTACTCGCCATCGAACCTGTCTGGGACGCCTACGGAAATGAATGACATAGTTCCAACCCTCAAAATGTTTGACCCAGAAACCGATTACGAGACCGTAGCCGGATGGTGGGAGGGGCATGGGTGGCCCGCCTTGCATAAGGCATTTCTTCCAAAGCTTGGCGTGATGGCTTTTTTCAATGAAAAGCCTGTCGCATCGGGATGGGTGTACCTCGACAATAGTTGTGGAGTTTCAATTTTAGAGTGGATGGTGGCAGACCCAGAAGCCGCGCCAAAGAAGGTCTACAAAGGAATCAAGTGTGTCGCCTCATTCCTGCGAGACCGCGCCAAGGACATGGGATACACCATCATGCTCACGACATGTAAACAGGATTCGCTCGCCAAGGTTTACGAAAAAACTGGGTTCAAACGAACCGACGAAAATATGATCCATTTAGTTCAATACCTTCAATAATATGAGCTATTTTACCGCAATTGCCGCAGTTGCCGCAGTCGTCTCCGCTGGCGTCTCGATCTATTCGGCGAACGAGCAGTCAAGCGCGCAGGCCGCGATGGCCGAGTACAACCGCATGGCCCAAGAGCAGAACGCCTCATGGCAACGCCTCGCCGGGGAACGTGCCGCGCAGGCCGACCAATTCAACAGCCAGATCGCCGGATTCAATGCGGAGCAACAAAAGCAACAAGCTCAATTTTCAAACTCAGTCCAGACGGCGCAAATCGCTCAACAGAGGGCGCAGATGGAACAATCCACGCAAGTGGCTAATTGGCAAAACGAACAAAATCGAGTTCAAGGTGAGCTTAATACTCAAGTTGCCAACTTCAAAAACGACCAAGACCTTCAACAATCAAAATTTCAAAACCAAGCCAGCAACTACGCGAACGAACAGCTTAGGCAGAATGCTAACTTCAATGACATGCAAGCGGATTTGCAGCGCAATTCCGCGACCACGCTTCTTGACCAAGCAAAATTTCAAAATCAAGCTAGCACATACGAGAACGAACAACTGAAGCAGAATGCTAGCTTCAATGACATGCAGGCGGATTTGCAACGCAATTCCGCAACCATGCTGCGGCAACAAGCAGAACTAGAAGCCAAGCAATCACGCGACCAAGTGGATCGTATACGCGCCGAGAAGGATCGCATCCTTGGATTACAAAAAAGCAAGTATGCCGCAGGAGGAGTCACTTCCGAGGGTTCTCCATTAGCTGTTTTGGCTGATACCGCCAACGAGTTTGATATTACCGTTTCTAACGCAAAACAGATTGCCACATTTGAGTACAACAAAAAACGCTACGAAGCAGGCGTCATCGATCACAACGCAAAAGTGACCAACTTTGAATCGGGTCGGATGCGCGACCAAGCTGAGATTAACAAGGGTATCGGTGAATACGAAATGATGTCCGCTGAACAAAAAGCATCCGTCATCGATTATAACGCAAAAGTGACCAACTTTGAATCGGGGCAGATGCGCGACCAAGCAGACATCAACACGTTGATAGGCGCATACGAAATGATGTCGTCGGGATTAAAGGCCGGAGTCAATCGATCCCTAATTGCCTTTGAAGACATCGGACAAAAGAATGCGGGAGTCCTCGATTCCTCCCTCATTGCATCTCAAGCCAACTCAATGCGAAATGAATTCGATGCAAACGGACGTATGCTTCAGTTCAATTTGAATCAAAATCTCTTTGAGTCTGGAATGAATGCTTCGGCGGCAAAGATGCAATTCAATGACGCAAAATTTGCAGAAGAAGCCGCTGGCGCAGGATACCGAATCGCGATGCGTCAAGCCGCCATTGAGCAACGGGCAGGCATATCTCAATCGCGGGGAACCATGATGGCCGGGTACGGGTCCGCACTCTCCAACATTTCGCAGGCCGGTTACTACGGATCGCAGGCCGCAAGCGGATCGGGGTCTGGTGGGGGGAACGGCAAAGCAAAAGGCACATCAACAGCAACAGGAAAATAACCATGCCAGCGATCAAACTTACAGACATTCCCAATGCCGGAGGAATTATTGCTCCACGGTTTGCCCAACTCGGCGGGTCCGCAGCCATGGACCCCAACGCCATGCGCGGGGTCGCCAAGGACATGCAGTTGCAGACCTACAACCTCAACGCCTTTGCGGGCGAGGCCATCGGCATGGGCAAGATCGGTGACGCGATGAGCGATGCCGCCACCCTCGGCATCCGCTTCGCGACCAAGATGGCCGAGGCGAAGGAGAACGATGACCAAACCCGTGCAGATACCCTCATGCGGATCGCCCTTGAGAAGCAGGCCAATGACCAAGACACGACTCCTGTCGAGAAATGGCAAGAGAAGTGGGCATCGAATGTCGCTGATACCAGAAAACAAATCTCCGAGATTGGAATGTCCAAAAACACATTCGCTAAACTCTCCCCAACAATGGACCGATGGGCTGAGTTATCTAAAGTCAAAATCGAAGGACAAGCTAACCAGAAGCGTATCGAAGGATACCGCATGAACACCAAGGCCAACGCTGTAAAAAAGATGGCCGATGATGACTATGAAGGCGCATTTGCCGCCATTGACGAAGGGGTCAAGAAAGGAGTATTTTCTGAAGAACAAGGCAAGCTTGAAAAAGCCATGATGCAGGATGATATCATCCGCAAATCAAAGGTGCAACGTGACGCCAATGTCGCAAGCGACATTATCAAAAACCCCATCGGCGCAGAAGCAGATTTGGAGAAAGCAATACAAACAGGAAAGTCAGAACTCTTCCCACACCTCACTGAGAAATCCGACTTGGTTCGTGCCTACAGCAACGCTCGCAGCGAAGCCAGCGTCTACCGCAACAACATCGAGGATGACGTGGATCAATTGATCCTGTCTGGACAAATGACCAAGCCAGAAGACATCCGCAATGTGGCAGAAGGCGTCTTGCCAGAGCGCCGGATTCTGGCGGCGATTGATACGCTATCCAAGACCCCAGCGGAAATGGAAAAAGCCCTCGCCATGCGCCCGACATTGCTGGCCATGGTCGATGCCTACGATGCAAATAAGGACGACAAGAACCGCTCCGAATATCTTAAAATAAAAGACTCCATCCGCCAACTTCCCGAAGGCGAGCGTGGCGAACTCCTCTCCTCTCTGCGGGACAAGTGGAACAACCCAAAAGAGACTACCCCAGTCAACGAAGCGACATCTCAACTCAAGACCCTTTTCACCAAAGGCCAATTCGGAACATGGAAAGAAGATGACGGCAAGATGGCAGATGCCGAAGTGCCGAAATTCCTCGCCGCAGGAAAGAAGTTTGCCGGGTTCAAAAGCAACTTGGAAAACTGGGCCAAGGCAAACCCCAAAGAAGCAAGGGACCAAACCAAGGTCTACGAAAAGCTCAACGAAATCCTCAAGGCAGATAAAGAAATACAGACACCCAAGTCCGGCGGGTCGTCTTGGTGGTATCCGAGTTCATGGTTCGCTCCATCCAAGCCAGCCATTTCGACCGACGATGTTCGCAAAAAGGCCGACGCCCCACCGAAAACCTCCAAGGCCGATGGCATCAACAAAAAATCCTCCAAGGAGGACATTGCCAAAGCCGAAGGGAAAGTGACGAGTTATGGCTTCAAAGGAGATGCCCACTCGGATTCTAATTCGCGTGCCGGAATCGGGGCTTGGGACAACAAGCTCAAAGAAAACTCGCTTGCCATCTCGCCCGATATCGAAGGCAAATTCAAAGCCGCAGGAATCGGCGAGGGCGACCCCGTGGAACTCACGCTCGCCGATGGATCAACCGTGGTTCGCAACTGGGATGACCGCACCATGCAGGACAAGCAAGCCATCGAAAAATTCGGCAAACCTCTCACTGGTCGCTTCGACTTCCATTCGCCGGGAGGAAAACAAAAGAACGATGGCATGGCTGTCCTGTCCTTCCGTAAAGCCCCCAACGCTTAATTTTACATGATCGACATCATTGACGACGACACAGCAACCACATACTACAACGACCTCGACACTTTGGAAGGAGCAGAGCGTGACTCCCGCGCCGAGGCGCTTCGCCTCTGGGCCGACCAGAAGGATGCCGACCAGAAGCGCGAGCAGTTCGACACGCTCAACAAAATCTACTCCGACTTCGATGGCTATGTGAACGAGGCTGGGTTGCAGGATTTCGACGAGGATTCCCGCTACCGCACCGCCAACCGGCAGTTCATCGCCTCGCAGTTCGACCAGACCCCGGAGGAGCAGCAGGAAACATACCCTTCCTTCCGAGACAAGTGGACAGAGTCAGTAGCTGGGAAAAATGGACTTTCAGAGAAGGAAACCTTTGGCCTCATCAAGCAGGGCATTGACGCCCGCAACGAAGTGTCCGAGGCGGCAAACCAAATCCCCGGCGACATCGCCCTTTCCCTATTCGACTCCATCGGTGGTGGCGATCCCGTGGATGTTCCCAAACTGATCGAGACTTGGAAGACCAAGAACGCCGAGGCGATCAAGAAGCTGCCTCCGGGATGGGAAACCCCGCTCTTGGAATCCGCGCAAGCCTTCCACACCGAGACCGAGGGCATGCTCCGCGACTACGCCGAGCCTCTCAAAAAGGTCTACGACCACTTTTCCGCAGTCACCGGGCGAGATACCGAGCGGGCAGGGGAGACCAACCCCAAGAACGAAGAGGAGATGGATTCCATGGTGGACACCCTCGCCTCCATGCCCAAGCCAGTGCGCGAGCGGGCCTACGCCTCGGTCGTGCTTGGGGCAAAAAAGGCCGGTCAAGACCCGAAGACATTCATGGAGCAGTGGGGAGAAAGCTGGAGCCGCACCCTCAACATGGTCCGCACAGGGGCGCTCACCGCACAGGAGATGTCAGCAGAATCCGACCTCCGCATGCTGGAGAACAAAGAAACTCCACCAGATTATTTCATTTCCAAATCCACGGGAGAAAAAATCCCGCTCGCCAACAGCGCCTTCCACGACGAGGCCGACCTCCGCAAGGTCACCCCAGAGGAGATCGCCGCCGATGCCGCCAAGGCCCGCCAGAAGGTCAAGCGTTTCGAGGTCATCCGCGAACTCAAGAATGTCGCTGACAATCAGTTTGACCCCATCGAAAAGATCAACAAGGGCGGGTTCCTCGGTTTCATGGAATCAATGGCCTATGGCTCGCCGCAAGGTCTGGCCTACACTGCCACGGCTTTAGTCCCATTCGTCGGTCCCTACCTCGCAGGGGCAGCTATGTTTTCCGACGAGTACGACCAACTCCGCAGCCAAGGGATGAATGTGGATCAAGCCATACAGGTCGGTAGCGTGAGCGCAGCCATCCAAGCTGGGATGGAGCGCACCGGCGCGAAGGCGCTCTTCGGTAAGCTCCCTGTCTTTGAGAAACTCATGCGTAAGATCGGCAACCCCGCTCGCGTGGGTAAAGCTGGCAGCGCGGGCGTGCGCTTCTTGACCGCCGCCACCGGCGAGCAACTTGTGGAAGGCGCTCAAGACCTCACCACCCCGCTGGTGCAGGATGTCGCCGAGGCGCTCGGAGCCGATGTGCCGGATGTGAAGTGGCAACCCATCCTTGAGAAATGGGAAGGGTCACGGCTTGATGTCCTCGCCGCATCGCTTCCTACCATCTTTTTTGGCACAGGCGTAGCCAGCTTTGCAGATAACAAACGCTTCGCCCAATTTGAGGAGCGCCAAGATATCTATCGCATGACAGGCATGGACGATGCCGCCATCAAAAAAATCGAGGACGGAAAAGACCTGGCCGAAGTGCAGCAAAATTTCCAGACCGAATTCGGTAAGCTCACCCCGGAGAATGTCAAAGCAGGCGTGTCCTACATAGAGGGAAAAATCACCTCCGCTCAAGAGCAGCAGCAAGACTCTAACACGCACACGCTCACCCGCGAAACCCTCGCCGATGGCAGCAAAAAGTTTGTCATCCGCGATCCCAAGGGCGAGGTCCGATACAGCACCGAAGACGCGCAGACCGCACAGATCGCCATCAGCGAACTCTTACGCAACCAGATCACCGGCACGACCCGTGGCATCTTTGAGTCCATGTCATTTTTGAACCGGTGGAATGAATCCATTGGTCGAGGCGAGGATATCCAGAAGTTCCTTTTGAGCGATGCTCCCCGCGACCTCCTCAACGAATACGAGGCCAACCCCACTGAAAAGAACCTCGATAACCTCTTCCAGACCGTAGGTACTATCGGGAAGGATATTTCAGAACCCGCCGAACTCGCCAACTTCCCTGTCCTTGCCAGCAACCAAGGTGTGCTTGCCGAGGGCATCTTCAAATCCGTGATCCGCATCTATGGTGGAGCGACCGGCGACAAAGTCGTGCGCGACTTCTCGCAGGATAACCTCAAGCGTGCCATCGCGGAGCAACGCATCACCATGGACTGGGTGCGAGAGAACCTCAACCAAGTCATCCCGCTCATCGATAGCGAGCGCATCACGGGCCACACTCTCCGCACCGAGACTGACACCGATGTCATCGAGTCATTTTCTGATGTCGCCTTGGCCTACATGACAGGGCGCATTCGCGAGGAGCAGATTCCCGCTGGGTTCCGTGGATTCCTGCGCCGGATGGCCATCGTCGTGAAAGACATCTACCGCCGCGCCTACAACCTCAAACGCGCCATCGCCGAGGGCAAGGTGGACGCCAACTTTGAATCCTTCCTCGCCGACTCGGTTGGCCTCAACCAGCAGGCGCGTGTCGATACCGCACGCGAGCGGGTTGCCAGTGATGTTTTGACTGATACCGGCGCGACCAACTACAGCATTGGGACAACGCCATTCAAGGGATGGTTCGGAGATTGGGAAAACGATCCGCAGACTTCCTCCAAGGTGGTCGATCAAGATGGGAAACCTCAAATCGTTTTCCACGGAACTCAAAGGCCGGATCGAGTGGGGGATCGCTTCCGAAAATCCCGCGCAACCTCTGGACCGATGGCTTATTTTACGAGTGATCCAGAAGTTGCTTCGTCTTACGCAACGGGAAAGATGGACACATCTATGGAGATGCCTTCCGACTACGCTGGGTGGTTCAAGTGGAAAGGGAAGGGAATGCGTTCGCCGGTCAATATCGACCAAGCATGGTGGAACCTATCGGAGGCAGAACGCGCCACCATCAAGGAGCGCATCTACACCGTGGGGTATTCCAACGCTGATGAATATACCGGCCCGATTGTTGCGGATTCCCAGAGCATCATGTCACGCGACAGCATCGACTACGAACTGCGCCAAGCTCGCGGTAATGCTCTCCGCGCCATGGTCGAAATGTGGCTTTCCAGCGGGTCACTTTTCAACCAAGAGGAAAAGTTTTTAGAAGTATTGCAAGCGGCGGGCGTCAAAGGCGCATCGCTGGACGATCCAAATTCGGTCCGGTCTGCGGTTTACCCTGTCTATCTTGACATCAAAAACCCTCTCGATACGGCAGACATCCCAACCGATGTCATTTCTGCTTTGGAACAAGCAGGGAAGCGCAAGCGGGCAAAGCAATCAGCGGGTAAAAATGCTGATTCATGGGACAAGAATACCATCAGCGGAAACGAGTGGATGGCCGCATTGAAAGAGGACATGGCCAAGGGATCGACACACGCATGGACACGCATTCCAGATTGGGTGACAGAAACCCTTTCGACTTTCGGTTACGATGGAATCAAAGACACCGGCGGCAAGCGCGGTGGCGTGCAACACCAAGTTTGGATTCCCTTCAACGAGACGCAGGTCAAATCCGCCACCGGCAATCGCGGCACATTCGATCCGACAAGCCCGAACATCAACTACAGCATCGGAAAAAAGAAATCAGCCGGAGGCATTCGCTTCGATGAGATTACCAAGGAAGACCCAAAACATGACGGCAGCAGGGTCGGCACTGCGTGGCAGGGCAAGGTCAAGCCCACAACGCAAGACACCAATGACGGCATAGCTACGATCAATGCAAAGGAACTTGAAAAGCAAATGGCTATGCTCACGCATTTTGTCGATGGGGTTCCTTTGCCAGAGTTCATCACCAAATTCCAAAACCCAGAGGAGAGGATGCGGGCCTTCATCGATTTCCAAAAGGGAAACCTCTTGGCCCTCTATGATGCATTTGATGATCTATCACACGACTATGTGATCCGCTCCACGCATTGGTATGATGGAGCAAGGTTACTCGCTGAAGGGATTCGTGACCTGTATGGGCTAACTATTGAGCAATCATCAGCCGTCATCGCGGTATTCAGCCCGATGAAGGATTGGTTCCAGAATGTGGCAATGGGTCAGAGGTTTGCCGATGTGATGGCTAACCACAAGAACACGCAGATTTCAAAAGCTACGGTGGGCAATGCTATGAGTGAGATGCTCACTGCCGCCGAAAACGAGAGCGATCTCCGCAAAGCATTTAAGAAGATCAAAGGCCGCTCTATTTCACAGCTTCTGGCCGACAAAACTGAGGAAGGAAGAAAAGTCACCGCAGTTGCCGTTCGGCTCATGTCAACACATGTGCATGGGCTGACGCATGATGTATTGTCTCCAGAAGGGGAGTCTCTTGGAATACGCAAAAACCTCAACGGCACAAACAAGAAGTTGGTGTGGCAATCTTATACTTTCATCGAAAAGGCGATTTCCATTTACGAGGACGGAAGCGCCAAAAACATTTCCAAGGTGCTGGGAACCGAACACAAGATTCGGAACTTCTACAACAACATCGTCGCCCCCACATCTCCATATGGAGACGCCACCGTGGACACTCACGCAGTGAATGCCGCCGTGCTTTTCCCGATGGGAAACAAGGGGTATTTGGTCAATCTAAACTTCGGTGGTGCGGGTGTGGCGGGTGGAGGCAACTCTGGAACCTATTGGCTCTTCCACGAAGCCCTGCGCGAAGCGGCTGCGGCTCGGAAAGTAATGCCTCGGCAGATGCAATCCATCACATGGGAAGCGATCCGTGGGCTGTTCACCGATGTCAAGAAGCGAGACAAGAACTTTGTTGCAAATATCGCCAAAATATGGCAATCTTCTCAAGATGCTAACTCTGCAAGAACTCAAATCATCAAGCTGGGAATCACTCCCCCAGAATGGGCCAGAGTGGGTAGCGCCAATTCGGGAATCCAAGGGAGCGTGGGAAAAAATGCTGGGCAGAACGCTAACTCCGCAGGAAGTGTTCAATCTGGAGTTCGACAAGGACGCAAGGGCGGAGATGGAAGCGGAGGAGTAAACTACTCCATAGCCAGCCAGTCGGAGATCGACCGGGTGAACAAGGCGCTGGGCGGCATGAACCGAGGCCCAGACGAGCGTCTCAAGGTCTACCAGCGGGCCAAGGCTAAATTCTCAAAGCTCATGGCGTGGAATTCCGACGAACTCGCCGCGATGGCCGACACCGGCTCCGACGACTCGCAAATCCGCCGCACGCAAATCCTACAAGCCCTCGGCGAACTCGACGGCATCCTCTCAGTCCTCCCGCCCGAAGTGCGCGGCAGGGTGGGTGGCTACACCAAGCTCGCCGGTATCGCGCCGATGGATGTCCTAAAGGATGGAGTGAAAATCAGCGAGGTCAGCGGGATGAAAGGGGCGCTGATCAGCGCGTGGATGGATCAAGGTTTGAACATTGGGCAAGCCGGGAAGAAAGTGGATTTCCCTCCGGGCTACGAGGCCACCGAGAATCTCTCCACCAAGCGGGCCGACAAGAGCATCGCCGACTTCTTCCGCGACCGCATCAAACGCATGGACACCGAACTCGAAAAGGTGCTGGTGCGCGAATACACCGAGGCCATCACCAAGGTCGTGAAGCAATCCCGCCCGAAGGCCGGTGACAACGGAGTCCGCAAATCCACGCTGGGAGCCGAGACGCAGAAGTTCGCCGATACGGTCCTCCGCGCTACGCTCCTCGATGACGAGGCTACTGCCAAGCGCATGGCCGAGATCGAGGCTGCGCTCACCCTGCCGGACGCTACCGCCGAAGACATCTCCGCTCTCTCCGAAGAGTGGTCGATCCTCAACACTTTTGGAGACCTCGACAACCGATCCTCCGAGACGCTCGCGCAGGGACTCGATTGGCTCAAGGGACAATTCCAAATGGGCCGCGAAGCGTGGCGCATAAAAGAGCAGGCCCGCATCGATGAACAGCGTGCGCGTAACGCAGCGACCATCGAATGGCTCGGAAAAGGCACAGCAAAAAAACGCAACGCCACCAAAACCAAATCCGAACTGGCAAGCGATCTGGCGAACCACTATTTGCTTTCACACGCAAACTTTGAGCAGTTCGTCACCGCAATCTTCCCGCCGGAAATTGCAACAAAATGGTCAGACCGACTCCGCAAGGCCGATGAAGCTTCGCAAGCAGCGGAAATCCGTGATCGCAAGGGCATCATCGATGCCGTCCGGGCAGGAGCAAAGGCTGCGAACATGTCAACCGCTGATGCCATGCTCTGGCTCAAGGCCGACCAGAAAAATGCCGTCTCATACCTTGAAGGCCGCAAGGTCAAGGACGAGCGCATTGCCATCGACCTCGCTCAAAAGATCGTCACCGGCGAGGCCGACCGAAGCAAGCTCACCGACTCCGATGTGGAGACCCTCCGCAACGAACTCGCCGCACTCCCTGCCGACACGCAAAAGGAATTCGTCACCATCAAGCGTGTCATCTTCCGTGGTGAGGATGTGAAGCTCGACATGTCCCGTGGCAAAGCAATGCAGTATTTGCTCTCATGGAATCAGCCAGACGTCCAAATTAAGATGAGAAAAGAAGGGTGGACCGATGATAGTGCAGCCGACCTCAAGGCGCTCGTCAACGACCCCGTATCCCGCGAGGTCATGGCCTACGCCAAGGAACTCTACGGCAAAGGCGCAGGCATCGTGAATCCAGTCTATTCGCGGATGTTCGGCATGAATATGCCGCAAGTGAAAAACTACGCCCCAACACGCTTCATCAATGCCAAGGACACAAAGGATATCGGCCTCGATGGGTCACCGTCCTCCACTGGCACGACTCCCGGCTTTGCAAAATCCCGTGTCACGCACTCGGCTAAGATCGCGCCAGAAGATGCGCTCAATGTCATGCAGGGTCACATCGCGCAACAGGCCCATTGGGTCCACTTCGCCGAACTCGCTCGCGAATTCCGCGCCATCCTTTCCAACCCGGAGGTTCGCGAATCCATTAAACAAACCCACGGAGAAAGTGTGCTAAAGGATGCCGAACTTTGGGCCGACCAAATGGAACAACGAGGCGGCAACAAGGCCCGCGAATCCACATGGATGAACACCATCCTCGGCACGGTCCTGTCCGGCAAAGCGGTTTCCTCGCTGGGATTCAACCTCAAGACGCTGGCTATGCAGTTGGACAACAGCATTCGGTTCGGCCTCGCTCTCGACATGAGTCAGATTGTTTCTGCGCTATCCAACCCATCGACAATCGTAGAAGACATCCAAACCGTCTGGGAATCGGAGGCTATCCAAAACCGGCTCCAAGGTGGAGCGACTGCCGAGGCAAAATTCCTCTTCTCTCGCTACGCAGGAAAACCGAACTTCGCAGCGAAGATTGCCGAGGCATCGATGACTCCAATCAACTGGATGGATTCAGCCGCGACATCGATTTCCTCTGCCATCGTTTACCGAGCCAACCTCATCGATGCGCTAAAAGCGGGAATGCCGGAACAACTCGCCAAACAGACTGCTCTCGATGCCGCCAGTAAAGCCATTTACCAATTCGCGCAGCCGGTCAGTTTCGGTCAGAAAAGCATCATCGAAAACAACGGCAATGTGATGGCCAAAATGTTTTTCCTGTTCATGTCTGATGCACGATTAAAAACCGCCGTCCTCGCCGATGCCGCTCGCGGACTGGCTACAGGGAGTGGTGACAAGGGAACACACATCCGCCGAATCCTTGCCATCGAAACCATGGCCGTACTTTCCCATGTGGTCTCCAGTGCATTCCGTGATGGTCTATCGGATGACGACGATGAGGAAATCTGGAACCTCGGCGGATTTGCCAAGGCCATTCTCCTCGCCCCGCTGCAAGGGTACTTCTTCGCAGGTACTCTCGGTGAGCTTGCCATTTCAAAACTGACAGGGCAGAAAACTTTCAACAGCACCACGCAAAATCCATTACTCTCTGCCATGGAGCAGGGGGTGCGGGCGGGGAACAATCTAGAAGACGCCTTCGACCTCGACGACCCAGACGCTATGTTCAAAGAGTGGAACAACATCTTCCGCTCGATGGCGCTCTCGCCAGCAATGGCAGCGCCAGCCGTACTGCTGAACATGGTCAAGCCGGTCATGGGACTCTACGAAAACGCCAAAACCGAAGATTGACACATTACTTGTTTTGACTGATACCAAATCAACATGAACCATCTAATACTCAAGCTCAAAGAACCGTCTACGATTCGCGGGATCGCGATAATTGGTAGCGTGGTGGGTATAAGCCTAGACCCGTCTAAGTGGGACGCTATCGGATCGACGCTTGCCGCAATCATCGGACTCATCGAAGTTTTTCGCAAAGAGAAATGAGCGCGAAATCCATCGCTCTGTGGATGATTGTTTTTTCATTCGCCTTCTTGGGCATGGCATTCCTCACTAGCTGTGCGGGGATGAATAATCCCTCTGTCTGCGTGCGGACTGACTACGGGACGTTCTGCTACGAGTTGCCACTGCCTACCTCCAGCAAATGAACCAACTCCTCGCAGAGATCGCGGCATCGCAGGTCGGAGTCCGTGAAGTGGGCGGCAACAACAACGGCGCCCCGATCCGAAACTTCCAGAAAGCGACCGACCTCAAGCCTGCCGATTGGCCATGGTGCGCGGCATTCGTTGACTGGTGCGTTGCTCAGTGGCTCGACAAGCACGGAGTCCGCGAGTGGCTCAACCTCCAATCCTCCACGCCGGAGGAATGGCGTCCCAAGACCGCGCTCGCCTACGGAATGATCGGTTGGGCCAAGGCCCGCCCGAAGACCTCCATCATTTTACACGACCGTGAGTGGGCGAAGCCCGGCGACATCGTCGTCTTCGACTTCTCGCATGTCGGCATCGTCGAAAGCGATTCGGGTTACCAGATCGTGACTCTGGAAGGAAACACGAATGGTCGCGGCGAGCGAGACTCGGAATCGGGAGACGGGGTTTGGCGAAAGGTGCGCCATAAAACACTCGCCAGAAATTTCATCCGCATCCGCCCTGTGGCAGTTTGACAGCGCCAAACTCCCCTTTTCGACTAAAAGTCGAATTCTGTGTATGTAACTCATTGATCGGACTTTAGCAAGTCGTTGAAAATGCCCTTGATGGACAACAATGGACAACGTCATCGCAAAGCTTTGCAAGCCAACGCCTGTTTTTCGACTCGAAATCGAACGTAGGGTAACCTACCGCGGGTTCGAATCCCGCCCCTTCCGCCACCTCTAGACAGCGTCTAGAGCCTTTATCTAAGCACTCAGACAGACTCTCTTTATTGTTGCTTGATGTTTGTTCATTTTGGTTAATATTGGCTTTTAAGTGCAGCTTGCGGACAACAGCGGACAACAGCGAGCAACAATAAACAATATGATCCTAACCCCATTTATCGTGTCGCCTTACCCTCTTCGACCTGTCTCTCCGTGGAAGCTGGAGGTGAGGTCGGCGTTTGCAGGAAAAAAAATACGCAGATTCTTTGCTTCCGAACAGGAAGCTTTTGAGGAGGGGGAAAGGTTGGTGTCACTTATTCGCGAAAAAGGCACACAATCTTTGACGGATAGGGAGGGAGTAACGGTATCGCAGGCCGCGACATTGTGGGCTAGGGGAGTGGATGGAAAAAGTAAAAGCCACAGAGATAAGGTGGCAGCAACCCAGATTGCGCTTATGCGGCAATTCAAGTGTCGCATCGATGATGTGACCTCGATTGAGGTAGAGCGATGGGTGAAGGACATGGGTAAGACGGAGACGAGCCGGTCGATGTGGTTTCGTTATGCGCGGATGTTTTTCCGCTGGTGCTATCGCATGCGGTTCATTGACCGCTCGCCGCTCGATGGAGTTCGACCTCCAAGAGCAACTCCGGGAAGGAATATTTTGACTGCTGAAAAAATGATATCCCTTCTCAAGGCTCCGATGCCGGACGATGTAAAGGCGCTTATCCTTTTGGGTGGGTTCGCGGGCCTGCGGACTATAGAGGTGTCTCGGATGAATTGGGAAGATATCGATGTGAAGACAAAGCAAATCTATATCCGCAAGGAAGTCTCCAAACAGCATGAAGGTATGCTGGAGCGGGTGGTCGATATGACTGAACCGCTGATGAAGCGCAAAAAGTTTTTCGAGAAGAAGACAGGGCAGATTGTGAGCGGGTCGCTGGAGGCGCTCTACGAGCGAAGGAGGAAGGTTGTGTTGGCGTTGGGATGGGAGGGTTGGCCCGACAATGCGATGCGGCATTCGTTCGCGACTTACCATCTGGCACGTTGTGGCAATGCTGGTCTCACGGCATACCAGATGGGGCATACATCTCCCACGATGGTGCAACGTGTCTATGCCGTTCCTGCCGTGAGAGCCGATTGGAAAGCATTCTGGAAGATTTGATATGCCATACCAAGACAAGCAAACGCAGAAAAAATTCATGGCTCGGCAGTACAGGACGAAGTACGCCACCGACCTTGCATTCAAAAACGCCGAGGCGAAACGGAAGTCAGATTGGTATCAAAAAAACAGGGAGCGTCTCATTGCCAAAGTGCTTGAGAACAGAGCGAAGGTAAAGTAATTAAAAGCAGCAACTTACCCCCCCCCCCGCCTTTGTCTGGGTAAGTATCTTGGCACAAAGGGTCTTCGCTGTTAGTTAGGTCAATGACTTTTCCTAGCCAGCCTTTCGGGAGTTCTTCTTCGCTCGAATTGATCGCCCAGTATCGGAATTCTCGGAGGCTGGACGGATCACTGCACCAACACTCCTCTTGGACTTTTCCTCTTCGGATTCTTTCATGGCTTGCACGGCGTGCGCGATGACGGCGCTCCGACTGCTCTTAGCTCTGCGGTCTTTTTTGTTAATCGCAACGACCTGCGATTCGACCCAATCGAAGAGGTCTTTTTCTAGCGATATGGTGAACTTGGAGACATTTTCGTTGTCTTTCATAAGACACCAGTAATACCGAGTATTCCAAAAAGCAAATTTTCATTTCCGAACGTAAAAAAATAAATACGTCCGCAGAGATAGTATTTATGAGCGTGTCAATAGAAAAGTAAAGCTAGGTGAATACCCCACTTGATTTTTTCTAAAACTTTTTCTTGTCAGCGCGGTATGACCAGTAATACGAGTATGACCATGCAATGTGCATTTATGAAAACGAGTGTGAGTCTCCCAACGGAACTCATGGAGTACTTGAGAACCAAGTCTGCTGTGGAGGGGATACCTCTATCTCGGTTGGTCTCTAAGGCGGTGAGGGCGGCATTCAACGCTGAGAAGCGGAGGGCATCAAAATGATGATCAGCGTCACAGATGCCGCGCAGTACACGGGCTACTCTGAATTCACGATCCGTGTGTTTTGCCGCAATGGAGATTTCACGGCTGAGAAACCCCGTGGCAATCGCGGTGGATGGTCGATCCTCAAACCCTCCTTGGAACAATGGTGGATGGCGAAGCGCCGGGCGACCACGAACAGGAGGGCTAAGTGAGCGACCCCGCCTACGTCTGCCGCAGCATCGGCTACTTCCTTGATTTCCTTTTTGCCGTTGGCCCGGCACTGGCATTGGTCGCGGTCGCATGGAGGGTGTCGAAATGAGCGCCACGTTTGGCCTCGCTCTCGCAGTCCTCACGCTTGGTTCCTGCTACGCCAGCTATAGGCTGGGACAGGCAGACATTCTCGCGAGGTATCGGCGCCACGCCGAGCGCAAACGCCGCTGGCAAGAATTTGAAGATTTCGAGGACTGATCGTCCTCAACACAAGAAAAGCGCCCCGAAGGACGGCAATCCAACGGGGCAAGTTAAACCACAAGAAAAGCAGTAATAACAACATGAGTAATACACAACTGACACAACAAGTCAACACACAAGTCGCTCTCGGCGACATGCAGGTGATGGCCAACGCCATCGTGAAAAGCGGTCTCTTCGGAATGAAGACAGCGGATCAAGCACTCGCCTTGATGATCGTGGCGACCGCCGAAGGTCGTCATCCGGGATCGGTGGCGAGCGACTACCATATCATCCAAGGCCGCGCATCGCTGAAGTCGGATTCGATGCTGGCGAGATTCCAGCAGAGCGGCGGGCGGGTGGAGTGGCACGACCATACCAACGAGAAGGTGGCGGCAACATTCAGCCACCCTGCGGGCGGATCGCTCCGCATCGACTGGGACATGCCGAGGGCCAAGGCGGCGGGGCTGGGAGGCAAGGACAACTGGCGCTCGTATCCACGGCAAATGCTGCGGGCGCGGGTCATCAGCGAGGGGGTCCGTGCGACATTCCCTGCGGTACTCAACGGGATGTACACCCCGGAAGAGGTGCAGGAGTTTGATGCGCCTAGAACAACGCCACGCTCGGTGAAGGCCGAGCAGGTCATCGAAGCGCCGGTGGTGGTGGTCGAGCCTGTTGCAGTTCCTGCGACACCTGTCATCGAGGCCGAGGTGGTATCAAATGATACCTCATGGGCAGACGACTTGGAGAAGGGCATTTTCGAGCATGAGGCGAAGGTGAATGCGTTCCTGCTGGCCAAGGGGCAGATCGCCGAGGGGCAGACATTCCGTGACATGACGGACGAGGGCTACCGCAACCGCGTTTTGTCCAACACGCCACGCTTCCTCGCAGCCGTACTAAAGGAGGTAGCATAATGAGCGCGACGATCCGACACTCCGCTCTCGACAAGCTCGACCTGTGTCCTTGTTTTGAATCCAACCCCGTCTCTGGCCCTGCGGCAGAGCGCGGGACTCGGATGGATTTGGCCTTCCGTGGCCTGCTCATGGGCGAGCGCCAGCCATTCTTGGCGCTCTCCGACTTGGAGCAGGACTCGGTCATGTGGGCGGTCACGACTGCCAAGGATTTGGCGCAGGGGCATCCGATCATCTCCGACGAGTCGCAACTCAAAGTTGTTACCCCGCACCTCTCCCATGTTGGAACCGAGGATGCGCGGGTCGAGGCGCTTTGTTTGAGCATGGACCTAAAGTCGGGCCAGCCACGAACGTATCATAAGCAGCAGGCGGCATACGCCTTGGGCAACATGGCGCGGGAATTCGTGAATGAGTGGGAGTGCGTCCTTTTGTTCTGTGACCAGCAGGAGGTGGTTCACTACCGCTACACCTACGATGAGGCCGAGCAATGGGTTAAGGGGATCGTGGATAAAGCGAACGATCCGAACCGACTGCCTTGCGCGAATGAGTACTGCTCATGGTGCGTGAAGAAGAACACATGCCAACAGATGGTCGATCCGGTGGTGCGGACGCTGGCGGTGGTGGAGTACCCAAAAACAGCGACATCTCTGGCCGAGGTGCTGAATGAGGTCTTGGGCAATCCAGATCGCGCAGCACGAATTCTAAAAGATTTTCAAATTTGGGAGAAGGAGTTTCTCAAGCCACTGAAGGATGCGGCAAAGCAACTCCTGCTCGATGGCGGGTCGCTACCCGGATGGAAGCTACAGCACCAGACCGGCAGCGAGTTTTTCGACAGGATCGCAATCGTGTCGGCAGCGGTGGCAGGCAAGAGCGGACTCGATGATCTGGTCGCGGCGATGGGCGGTGACATGGGTGGCAAGGCATTCCGCGAATGGCATGAAAAGATGCGAATGCCGGTTCGCGAGGAGAACGCGCAACGCAAGGCCGACATAGTCAAACTCGTCGAGGACAAGAAAGCGAGGGCGCTGAAATGAGATCACTCTGGCCAGAAGAGGAGGAGTTGCGTGGTCGCGATGGGCAGGCGTGGGTGGAGTCGTTCTCAGTCGTCCCAGAGCATGTGCAGTCTGCTGCTAGGCGGATCGTGTGGTGGGATTTCGTGTCGCTCCATACCATGGATTTTGCCATGAAGCGTGGATTCGGGGTCTTCAATCGCGCCGTCAAAGAGTACGGCGGCAGCACCCCGACGAACGAGGAAATCGTGGATGCTCTGGTGGCGGTAGGCTACTCGAAAGATCGGGCGCTTAAAAGAGTGGGAGGCGTAATATGACCCAGCCAGAACTAGAATTCGGTCACTCCCGCCCTACGCAGGCGAACCAGATACTGGGCTACCTGCGCGGTGGTCACCGGGTGACGGCGATTGATGCGCTGAACCTCTTTGGTTGCTTCCGGCTGGCGGCTCGCGTCTGCGAGCTTCGCAAGGCGGGTTGGCCGATCACCGAGAAGAAAGTTGTGACACCTACGGGCAAGCGGGTCGCGGAGTATTCGCTGGCAGGGGGGGCATGTGAATGAGCTACACTTATTTGCTGGAGCAGGGGGAGGAATCCTCGGCGGCATCCTTCTCGGACATACCCCAGTGTGTGCTGTCGAGATTGAACCTTATTGCCAGAAAGTCCTGCTGCAAAGGCAGCGGGATGGAATCCTTCCAAAGTTCCCAATCTGGAATGATGTCACCACCTTCGACGGAACTCCGTGGCGAGGGAAAGTCGATGTCGTCTGCGGAGGATTCCCTTGCCAAGACATTTCAATCGCAGGGGGGGGGTCTGGAATTGAAGGAGAACGAAGCGGACTCTGGTCAGAAATGGCCCGAATCATTGGCGAAATACGACCGAAATTCGCGTTCATGGAGAACAGCCCAATGCTTACTCTTCGAGGACTTGGGCGAGTGCTTGGAGACCTTTCCGAAATGGGGTATGATGCGGAATGGGGGATTGTGGGAGCGCATCACGTTTCCGCTCCTCACAAAAGAGAAAGAATCTGGATACTGGCTCACTCCAACTTGCCTAAACATTTCTCCAACAGAAACGCGGAGGGGAAAGAGGGAAGAATATCGAAAGAGCATAGGCAGAAAAGATGTTCCGGGCGGCTTGGCGGAACAAGTGGTTACTCCGAAATTCTGGCCTACTCCGTGCGCGAGGGACTGGAAGGGATCAAATACACCAGAGGCACTGACGAGGCAAGACGGAAAATCACGAATGGATCAGTTACCGAATGCAGTTGCTTATGGTGGCGATCAGACCCCGCAGATTGGTCAACTGAATCCCGATTGGGTCGAGTGGCTAATGGGGTGGCCGATAGGTCAAAGCGACTTAAAGCCATTGGAAATGGACAAGTTCCGCTTGTGGCTGCAACAGCATGGAGAATTCTTGGAGGGAATCTCAAATGACTAAGCGCCCAGCATTTCAATTCTACCCCGGCGACTGGCTAGGGTCGCAGCGGGTCTCTCTGCTCACGTTGGAGGAGGAGGGAGCATATCTGAGGTTGCTGGCATCATGCTGGCAACACGGGTCGATCCCTTCGGCTCCCGACATGATCGCGAGACTCATAGGCAAGGGTGCTTCAACTACCCTAGCAACTACCCTAGCAACTATGTTCCAACCGCACCCCTTCAACCCTGCTTTGCTGGTGCATGACAGGCTAGAGAAGGAAAGGGAGAAACAGGATGCTTGGTCAGAAAAATGCCGCGAAGGTGGCAGAAAGTCCGCTGAAATGCGGAAAATCGGCAAGGGTAGTTCAAGTTTAGTTGAAGGGTTGTTGGAAGGTAGTACCAACAAAAAGGCAACTCTTCAGTCTTCTATTACTATTACTAATACTTCTTCTAAAGAAGAAGTAGGCGCTCCGAAAAAATCCTATCTTCTCGATGAGGAGTTCTGGGCAGAGATGAAGCGGCACTACCCCAATGTCGATGTCGATGCCGAGTCTCGCAAGATGGATGCGTGGCTTCTCGCCCGCCCCGGACGCAAGAAGACCCGGATGTTCGTGATCGGCTGGCTCAACAAGGTGGAACCGGCATTGGCCCCAGCCAAGGTCGAGGAGGTAGAGCAATGGTAATGACCTACCAACCCTGTGCGTCTGAGGAATGTTTCGAGTCGGTCCCGCTACCAGATGAGAACGTGTCACGCTACTTCCCGAACCTCCGGGTGCTGTGCGAGGATTGCCTCGCTCGGCACTCCCAGAAGCTCCGCGAGGAGCAGGCCGCAGAAGAGCAGGAGAGGCGGCAGGAGGCATTCAATGCCCTATGTCCACCACTCTACCGCCAAAGCGACCTCGGACGCATCCCAAGCGCCTTCCTGCGCGAATGCGAGGCATGGCAGTATAATCCAGTTGGAATGGGACTCATCGGGCCTGCGGGCTGCGGTAAGACCAGAGCGGCATGGATACTGCTCAAGCGACTGCATTTCAGCGGGCTTCGCGTCTTCGGGATAACCTCAACGGCCTTCGCTAAAGCCTGCGCCGACCAGTGGCATGACGACCACCAGTCCAAGTCGCTGGCCGAGGACATGCTCACCCGCTGCCGCCGGACGAAGGTGCTGCTCCTCGATGACCTCGGCAAGCAGAAGATGACCGAGCGCAGCGAGCTAGAACTCTTCGACCTCCTTGAACACCGATCCTCCCATGAACTGCCCATCATTTGGACGGCCAACGCCGTCAAGGGCGACCTACGCAAAATGCTCTCGTCAGACCGTGGCGAGCCGATCCTCCGGCGGTTATCGGAGTTTACGAAGGTGGTGTCATGATGGTGATGCCTTCCAACAACTCTGGCATCCAGATCGGTTATCTTGCCGGTAAGTTCCAAGGGCGCATCGGTTGGTTGCTATCTCCAGATGGGTGGCGAACTCCACCAAGCTGGATGTCCTACGCTTTAGACAATGGAGCATATGGCGCTTTCGTAAATGATCGGGAGTGGGATGCAAACGCATTTCTCAAATTGATTGAGAAATCAAAATCCGCACACAAGCCTCTATGGGTTGTTGTTCCGGATGTAGTCGCTGATCGAGAGGCAACAATTATTCGTTGGCATGAGTGGATGCCGCAATTGAGAGAATGCCTTCATGGGGTAAAGTTTGCATTTGCTGTTCAAGATGGAATGACCCCAAACGATGTTCCGGATGAAGCGGATGTGATTTTTGTGGGAGGCACAACCGAGTGGAAGTGGAAGCACCTACACACTTGGACAAACAACTTCCCACGCGTCCATGTGGGACGGGTGAATTCTGAGCGTCTCCTCTGGATTTGCCATGAAGCTGGAGTGGAATCCTGCGATGGCACGGGGTGGATGCGCGGAGGAGAGGAACGCTTGGAGGAACTCCATCGCTATTTAAAGCAATCAACCGGAGGAGATCGCCGCCCTCAACTGCAATTTTCATTATAAACTACAAAGTTTTGACTGATACCAATCTCCCCAACATAAACAACCAAACAAAATGACAACACACGAACTAGCAGAACAAACCAAATACGTCACCTCGGCAGGCAAATTCATTGCCAAGGTGAAGCAACCCGGCAACGGATGGCTCGGCAAGACGAAGACCGGCACGGATTTCATCCGTCTCCCGCTCCTCATTGACGATCCGGCGAGCGACCAGCATGGACGCGAAATCGTCTGGCAGGGATGGCTGTCGGAGAAGGCGGCAACACGGACGGCGAAGACCCTCGATGAGGCTTTTGGCCGCGAGTGGGACATCGCCTCGCTCTCCTCTGGGAAGTCCCCATTCCTCGGACAGAAGTGCCGCCTCACCATTGAGGCCGAGGAATACAACGGCGAGGCCAGGTTCAAAATCAAGTGGATCAACCCGCTGGAAGGTGCTGCGGAAACCCTCGCTCCAGACCGCATCGCCGACCTCAACGAACGCCTCAAAATCGCCCGCAATGAAGAAGAAATCTCGTTCTAAAGGAAACAGGGAAATCGTCTGCCAAGGGGCCGCAGGAACAGAATCCTGCGGCTCCGACCGCCTCGACCGGTGGTGGGCGCTCCTCGAAGGCGAGATCGACGCCGCTTCCAAACGCTTCTGGCAAGCCACGCCAGAACGCCGCAAAATCGAAGCCATGCGCCGAAATGGCCCCATGTTTTAAATATATGAATACACCACAAACAGATGACATCGCTCGGGGCAACCATGTCGTGCCCACCGAGTGGGCTCAGCAACTGGAACGCGAACGTAACGAGGCACGGCGCTTGTTGGGATACAAAATGGGAGATACGCCAGAGACGGATTTTGTAAATCAATCAAACGATTGTAATGCACTTGGATATGGTTTGATGATGTTCCACGCTCGCAAACTGGAACGCGAGCGCGACGAGGCGCGGGAGGCCTTTGTAATAGCCACTGATCAAATGGTTATCGCTCAAGGCAAGGTGCGCGAAGCAAACAAAGAGCGCGACGAGGCGCGGGAGGAAGTGAGGTTGCTCAAAGCAATCCTCGATTTGATTAAAAAGGATGCGTTCTGCCTGTCTCAACTCTCAGATTGCATCGAGGACGATACCCAATGAACTGGACACATGACCAACTCGAAAAGCTCGGATACCGACCTAACCCCGATGGAAGCTACTCTCACTCTACAACTGCCGGGATACACAACCCCAAGCCTCAACCGCCTGCTCGGCCAACACTGGACCCTCCTCCAAAAGGAAAAGAAACGCGCCCGCCTCGCACTGCTCTCATCATTACGAGGCATGCCGTGCGACTCCTCGATGCCGACAATTATGCAGGCGGTTGCAAGCCTCTCATCGACCAACTCCGCTACGCAAAGCTCATCGAAGACGACGACCCGGAAACCATCGAAATCACGTTCCGCCAAGCCAAGTGCAAAACGAAGGCCGAAGAAAAAACGACCATCCAAATAACGCGCAGCAGTGGGGATTATAAAAGGGGGAAGACGAATCTTGTCAAGACTCGTTTTGACTGATACCGAACGCTTATGAAGATCAACCCCAAACAAGAAGCATTCTGCCAAGCCTATGCGAGCGGGCTTTCAATCACGCAAGCCTATATCCGTGCCGGCTACTCCGAAAATGGAGCAGGACAAGGAGGTGAGCGATTGTTGAAAAATGTTGATATCACTAAGAGAGTGGAAGAACTCCGCTCCAAAATGGAATCCAAGATGACCTACAAGCGAGAGACTTACCTTGAAACGCTCCGCGACCGCTTCATGGAAATGCCACCCGAATCGG